GTTAGAGTACACTGTTGTTAGTAGGTGGAATAAGTTGAAACATGAGATTTCTCTTTCACCTGCCGCAATCCGAATCGTGAATGAAATTCTAAGCAATGGAAACGAAGTAAAGATCACATTGGTAGGGAATCGTTTGCGGATAACGGAAGTGCGCAAAGGTAATGTCAGATATGACATAATGGTTTCCGACAGGAATAATTGACTGGGAAACCAAGGATAGAAGTAACCGCCTTTGTACGAAGTGCGGAATAACCTGTACGGGTTAGCAACTTATGGGATGACCATAAGATGCTGACCTTTTTTTATTTGTGTGTTCTTTTTGTTCGGCTGTGTGCAAACGGTTTTTTAGGATTTTTTTCCGTTTGCACATGCGCTCCTCCTTTCAAAAGACAACACGACTGCTGATTCACACAAGGCATCATTATCTCCCTCAATCTCTAAACAGTCTGACCTTTATATCTCCATTTTATGAACGCTGTAGTGTGAACCGTTTGTTGAGAGGAAGCAGGGTGGGTGGAAATCCCACATTATAAACCGTGTAAGGGAGGCTCAGAAGGGTTTATGCGGCTTGAGAACTATATAGTGCGTGAACTGCCGAGTCTGCCGAAAGACGGATTAACAGGACGCACTAAGATCAAGACCACGGCAAAGGCGATTACGGCAGAGAATGTCCGTGAAGTTCTGGAAGAGTCCTTGGCGTATCACTCTAAAAACGCCAGAGAGATTCAGTACCTGTGGGATTGTTATAGGGGCAAGCAGGATATACGGAAGAAGAAAAAGTATGTCCGTGAGAATATCAACAATAAGATTACCGTCAACAGAGCAAACCAGGTAGTTACGTTCAAGACAGCATATCTGCTGAATGAGCCGATTCAGTATATCAGTCACGGTGGTAACGATAAGATTTCTGCCAATGTGGTCAAGCTGAATGAATTCATGAGGGCAGAAGATAAGCTTGCCAAAGACAAAGAGATTGTGGACTGGTTCCACATTTGCGGTGTTGCTCCAAGGTTAGTCCTGACCGATGAAATGGCGAAGGTTGAGGACGGTGCACCTTTTTACATATACACGTTAGACCCCAGAGAAGCATACGTTATTTACAGTGCTTCAATTGGGGAAAAGCCGATGGCTGGTGTAATTCTGCAATTGGATGAGCAGAAGCAGACCTTTGCCACTGTATACACCGATAATAGATGCTTCACGGTCACTAGGGACAGCGTGACTGAGGAAGAACATATTCTTGGCGGCATCCCTCTCATAGAGTATGTGAACAACGAAGCACGTATGGGAGCATTTGAGGTAGTCCTTCCTATCCTGAATGCTATCAACACGCTTGAGAGCGCAGCTGTAGACTCCGTAGAGGACTTTGTGAACGGATTCGATGTCTTCCAAAACTGCGACATTGAGGATGGTTCATACTCCTCACTTTCCATCGGTGGTAAGGCAGTCAAAATCAAGACTGTTGTTCCAGGGCTGGAAGCGAAGGTATATCGAGTATCTTCTGAGATCAATCAGGCCGGTGTCCAACAGAGAATTGATAATCTGACTGATGAGTATCTTACGATTTGCGGAATGCCTAACCGGAATGGTGGGTATTCGACAAGCGATACTGGAACTGCTGTGATCTTTCGTGATGGATGGAGTGAAGCAGAAAGCCGAGCGAAAGACTCTGAAAAGCTGTTTACACGTTCTGAACGGCAATTCCTTAGAATCGTTCTTAACATCTGCGAAGCGAAATCAGGTTCGGATCTTGGCTTGCAGATGAAGGATATTGAGGTGAACTTTGCAAGGAAGTCTCTTAATAACCTTCAGAGCAGGTTCCAGTGCTTCATGGAAGGTATTGGCAGTGACAGGGTAGACCCGAAATGCATCTTTGATGCCTTTGGAGACATCTTTGGGGACAAGGAAGAAGCTTATCGTATGTCGATGGAGTACCGTGCTGACGCTGAAGCGAAGGAAGAAGCCAAGCTTGAAGACGAACTGGAACGTGAGCGAGAGAGGATAGCTGCTGATGCCGAAAACGATGCCAGAGCCGTACAACAGGGCAGACCTTACGAGGAAACTGCTGAACAGACAGGCACTTCAGAGGAAGAACAGGGTTAAGCATCATCTGATTGTCCTTGCCTTTGACGAACTGAATGTCATGCGTGACATGGACTCATTGTATGCGTGGTTAGATAGTAATAACCGGCAAAAGATGAAGGAACTGTTCATGGCTAGGTACATGGAGATGATGGAGTTCCTTGCAGATGGGAAACAGCCTGAGATTCAGGAAGAGGATACTCTTGATTTTCTTGCCGAAGCGCATGTGTTCGGACTTTTGGATGATGTCAATGAGACTACGCACTATTCCTACACTTCAGAACTGCTGAGAAAGAGAGAACGTGCGAAGGAAGCGATAGCATCTGTTCCTACTAAGGCGCAGAAGCAGTTGGAGATAGACAAGGCTATTCGCATGTTTCTTCAAAGCACAGGATGGTATGTGGATATGGTGTCACAGGATGCCGAGATACAAGCCTTAAAGGACTCAGGAGTGAAGAAAGTACGTAGGCATGAGCAGATGGACTCCCGTACTTGCAAGCCTTGTAGACAGGCAAATGGGACGGTGTACGACATCAACCACATTCCACCATTAACTCACATTAATTGCAGACGATGGTTTACTGTCGCTGAAACATGATTGGATATAGACGGACAATACCGTTTCATATATCGGTGCAGAGAAGCACTTGAAAAACGCAAACGCTAGAGAAAGCGTAAATCCCACAATATGAGAAGTCAGAGAAGACTATAAAACCCGGAAGGAACTGAATTATGGCATTCATCTCTACAGAAGCGATCAATGGATTTGCTGAAATGACCGATGCGCAGAAGGTTGAAGCACTTCTGAAGTTTGAAATTCCCGAAGCTGTGGATCTGAGCAAGTACGTGGAAAAATCTGTCTTTGACAAGAAGGCATCTGAAACTGCGGCACTTTCAAAACAGTTGAAGGAGCGGATGACTGAGGATGAGCAGAAGAAAGCTGAGGAAGCTGAAACTCTCCAGAAGATGCAGACCGAGTTGGAAACCCTGCGCAAGGACAAGACCATTGCCGACTATACAGCGCAGTATATCGGAATGGGGTACGACAAAGAACTGGCAGCCGATACCGCTAAAGCAATGGCAGAAGGTGATATGGCTAAAGTCTTTGCGAATGGTGCGAAGCACAAGGAAGTTATGGAGAAGAAGATCAAAGAGGATCTTATGAACAGGACTCCAAAGCCTGGTGGAAATGGTAGCTCCGGTGGAGATGATGGGAAAGACTTGGCTGTTGAGAAAGCCAAGGAACTTGCAAAAGCCAAGTACGGAAGCGACAAACAGTACGCTAACGTAATGGATAATTATGTGAAATAAATTAATTGACAAGGAGATAGAAAGCTATGGTTTTCGATACCACGACTGTAGCAGGGACTGTTGAAATCCTTGCTTCTAAGGACTTTCAGGCTATTCCCATTAAAGTAGCTGCTCCTGAGAGTGGCACGATTGTGAAGGCAGGCACTCCGCTGACTGCGGCAGGTGCATCCACAACTGGAACTGGTGCAGTTGGAATTCTGCTTTATGATGTAGATACTGCCACCAATCCTAATGGCGCAGCTGCTGTTCAGGGCATCATTGATGCTACCAAGGCACAGGCACATAGTGGTGTTACCTACGCTGCGGCACTGGCAACTGCACTTCCTGGCATTGTTCTTCGCACCAACATTGGTGTGAATGCATAATCAGGTAGTAAATCTAAGTGGAGGTAAAAGAATATGATTCTTACTGAACTGTTTACTCCGAAAGCGGTTGCAGCTGCTTGGGAGGAAGCATATAGCAATCAGATTCCCTATATGGGTACTGCACTTTTCCCCGCAAAAAAGAAAACTGGTCTTGATCTGTCTTGGCTGAAGGGTTCTAAGGGCCTTCCCGTGTCTCTGATGCCCTCTGCCTTTGATGCAAAGGCAACCTTCCGTGACAGAATCGGTGTACAGCGCATTGACACTGAGATGCCGTTCTTCCGTGAAGGATTCAAAATCAAAGAGCGTGATCGTCAGGAAATTCTGCGCATTCAGGAACAGAATGACCCATATCTGAATGACGTTCTGAGCCGTATCTTTGATGATGCGAATGAACTGATCGCCGGTGCTAACGTTGTTGGCGAACGGATGATTATGCAGCTTCTCTTCGCAAATCAGGGTAATGTCGGCATTGCTATCAAGGCAAACGGTGTTGACTACACCTACAACTACGATGCAAGCGGTGCATGGAAAGCAACCAACTACTTTGCACTTTCCGGCAACAGACTGTGGACAGCACCCACTACTGCTGACCCGTTCGATGATATCAAGACTGCGAAAGATGCTGTCCTGGCAAAGACCGGTACAGAGGATACTCTGGTCATCATGAACACCACCACATTCAATCTGCTTGCAAAGATTGATGCTGTGAAGAATCGCTTCCTGTCTACCAGTGGCGTTGCTCTTGGCTATATCACGAACGGTGATGTGCAGAGAGTGTTCGGTGATGCAAACAATGTCCGCTTTGCTATTTACGACAAGCAGTACAAAAACGAAAGCGGCACAGCTGCCAAGTTTGTTCCTGATGGATATGTTGCAGTTGTTCCTGATGGTGCTCTTGGCAATCTGTGGTATGGCACGACTCCTGAAGAAGCAGACCTGATGGGTGGCAATGCTAATGCAGAAGTTGCTATTGTGAACACTGGCGTGGCTGTCACTCAGATCATCGATGAGCATCCGGTGAACGTGAACACCTTTGCTTCCGAAATCGTCCTTCCGTCCTTCGAGCGCATGGATGAGTGCGCACTGATTAAGGTTACGGCCTAATCAAAGGTAGGTGTTAATCGGTGAAAGTACGGGCAAACGTAAATCTTAACTATGATGGTATATGGCATCACACGGGTGAAGAGTTTGAAATTGCCCGTACTGATGCCGACATGCTTGGTGATATGGTCGAGATGGCAGAAACGCCTATCGAGCCTGAACGTTTTTCCGATCCTCCTGTTATGAATAGTCCAAGGCGGGGAAGAAAGACTAAAAACGCATAACGATAATAACGGATAGGTGGTGAGATAACGTGGATAATCTGGTACGGCTGAAGAAGAGAACTGGTGAGGAAGACGAAGAACTTCTTGAGGATCTTCTTGAGACAGCGAAGGTTGCTATTTTATCTCGCCGCTATCCTTATCGTGATTTTCCTGTCGGGGAATGCGGTGATGCTGTTCTGGAATACAAATATCGTGATTTGCAATTTCGATGTGCACTTGACTTGTATAACAAGATGGGTGCAGAAGGGCAACTTACTCATGATGCGAACGGCATTAACAGAACGTATGAATCGCCTTGGATTTCTGACCAACTTCTAGCTGAAGTTATTCCATTGGCAGGTACTGCAACATGAGGGATCTGAAACGGAATCAGCAGACATTCTGGTATGCTCTGTATGAGGGCAAGGAAGATGTGACTGATACATCTGGCTTGAAGTCAGGAGAAAAGCGAATCGACTATAGTGATCCAGTCAAGATGAAAGCGAATATTGCTCCGGCAAGTGGTTTGACTTATCTGACTGCGCATGGTGTTGAAATCCCGTATAGCAATACGATTGTAACGTGCGAGATGGATTGTCCAATATCCGAAACATCGATCTTGTGGATCGGCATTGAGCCTACTGACGGTGAAGGAAATCCTGTTGCACACAATTATATTGTGAAAAATGTATCAAGAGGATTGAACAACATCATGTACACTGTGGACAGGGTGGAGTTGAAGTGAGATGGCAACGCATGTCATTGAGATTGACCCATTTAATCCCATCAGTGTGTGGTTGGCAAACAGAGCGATTAATGATCATGTTCGTCAATTTAATGAGAACGTAGATCGTTATCTACGTGGTCTTGCTGAGATTGGCGAGAAAGCAGCGCAAGGGAAATACAGCGGTACTCCGGTGACGATATCTGTAAAGCAGATTGAAAATGGGTATGCTGTTTCTGCTGATGGGAAAGAAGTTGCATTCCTTGAGTTCGGTGCTGGCTCAACGGTGAATACAGCGAACAGATATGCTGATGATATGCCGTTTGAAGTAAGACAAGGTTCGTATTCGGATTCAAAAGACCCTCCTGGAGAGTATGCGCAGACTGGATATAAGTTCTGGCATTTAGGCAAGACGTTGATGACTCATGTAGATCCACGGAACGGTATTCAGGCGGCTTATGATGCAATCATTCAAGATATGAAGAACTTAGCAGAGGTGGTGTTCAGTTAATGGAATATACGCACAATGCGATATACACCTTTGTTGAGAGTAAGGTGCTGAATGCATATCCAGGCACTTATGTTTCATCTGTTTATAAATCGATTGTACCGCATTTTCCCACGGTCTTTATCAGAGAGATTGGGAATCAGCACAATTCCACTGCTGTAACGATGAGCGGTGCTCAAGGTGTCCGCACAAGTACGTATGAAGTACAGATTCAGAGCAACAGTAAAGACGCACCGTTGACTGAAGCATATTCTTTATTGAACGAAGTGACTAGTGCTTTTGTTCAACTGTTCTATATTCTTGATAGCGTTACCCCTCTGGAAGATGACAGTAATGGTCAATTCAGACTGAAAGCATCGTTTAGAAGAGTGATAGGTAGTGCAGACCAGATGCCAAGCAATGCTTAAACTGTAAACTTAAAAGATTAACAATGATGAGAAAGGGTGATTTTTACGGCTGGCGAAATTTCCAGTGCAGGAATTGAAATAAAATATGCACCTGAAGTAACGGCAGGTGTTCGTCCTACTACCGGCTATAAAGGGAAGGCTACGAATGCGACCCTGAATATCGCTGATTATGTCACAGGCATTAGCGGACTTACTGCTGAGTATGAACAGTATGATGTCACTCCGCTTGCTGAGACACGCAGGCACAGGTTCGTTAAGGGCCTCCAGAATAATGATGGCAACCTGTCTCTGTCATGCAACATCAATCCAACATCCAGAACGGACTGGAATTCCATCGTAGCTGAGTATCAGGCACTCACTGGCGGTTTGGGAATGTGGTTTGAGTTTACGCTTCCTGGAGATACGCAGAGTGTGTTCTTCCGTGGTGAACCGTGCGAGATGGGATTCCCCGATGTGGAAGCTGCTTCTGCGGTGCAGGGTGCTGTACAGATTATTGAGAATCAGTATTCCGGTTGGGCAGCAAAATCAACTGCATAACGATTAATAATAACGTGCATTAACGAATTGAGCCAAAAGGGGCGGCAATGATCGCCGCTCCTTTTTTTCAAAATTATAACGTGATAACGAGTGAGGAGAAGAATCAATATGGCAATGAATAGCAAGAGGACATGCATTGAATTTGATTGCGATGATGGAATTCATTACAAGCTTGAACTTACGGCGAATTCCCTAAAGCTTGCAGAGAAGAAGGGAATCAATTTCCGTACAATTACGGATGCCCCTTTGTCTGCGAGGCAGAAGATCTTCTGGATTGCTTGTCTGAAAAACCATCCAACTATGACTGAGAAGAACGCCACAAA